GATTGATAATACATCTATTTACTGCTTTAATTTTTTAAATTCTACTCTTCTATAACTTCATAGCCAGATGAATCATTTACTTTCGTCAAGATGATCCCCCTTCCATGTACGTCCCAATCTAGTACGTCACCTTCATGCCAGCCTAGTTCTTCGACTACTTCATCAGGTAGAACCAAATACTGGTCACCGTTTTCGTTCTCTTGTACTTCAAGGATGTAGCTCATTTTGATAAAAGCTTTTCCATAAGTTTATCAAGTTTGTCCTGAATTTGTTTAAAATTATCATGCATCTCTTTTATTTCTCTAAGGAAGTCAACTTTTAAAACGTAATCCAAAGGTAAACGATTGATATGATCTTCCAAAACATCAATCCGGCGTTTTTGTGATCCGATATAATCATAGGATTGTTTTATTCGTTCTTGGTTGCGATCTAAGATTTTATTTGCTACCCAGGTACCTCCTGTGAAGGCAGATAAAAAGGAGGTAACAGCAATAGCAATGTATTCAGGACCCACAACAAAAAACGCTTTCCTTCATTATAATGTCAATAATCAAGATGCAGTTGTCCCTTTCTAGCTAAACCAGTAACAAGCCAAACAAGCGCATCTACACAATCGTCGTGGCTACTAATACCAAAATTAGTAAGCTCTTCAAACATGTTTGTAAAGTTTCTATAACGGTTAAAAATAATTTTACGATCTTCAAACATCCCCATGATGCCACGAAAACGTGCTAATTTATCTGCTCTAAATCCCTTGACGGGATGCCAGATTAAATTATATAATCCTTCATTATTGAGACATACTCTTCTGAAATCTGCTTCTAATGAAGCTTGGTACTGTACAGCTTCTGACCAAATATCACATGTCGAGTATGTTGGAAAATAGTTATCATTATCATCTTTACCAAGTATTGACCAATCATTAAGAAGTTCTTTAAGTGCATCTAATTTCTCTAGGTTACCCATGACGCGGATACGTCTGTAATCAATAATATGGATACGATCACCTATGCGTCCACCAAGGATCATTACGGTGTAGTCATTCTTCTCCTTGATGCCAGCAGAGAGATCAACCCCTATTCCTAACGTGTCAAATTCTGTTGCAATTTCAGCTTTAACAATAAGTTCTGGAGCTAGGGATAATTCATTTTGTCGAATAACTTGATTCATATATTGAAAAGAAAAAGCAATAGGTGCTTGTCGTTTCTTTTCTTTTAAGTAATCAATGGACCACATCTCTGGCCAATAAGATTCTTCGTCACCTGTTTCTTCGTTGTTTTTAATAGCAGAAAGAACAATTTGAACCCAATTGTTTTGCTCATTAAATGTTGTGGAATGAATATCATCATGTCTAAAACGTGTACCAAGACAGATTGCTCTTGCACCTTCAAACATTGTTGGTGCTATAACAGCATTCCAGTTCTCTTGCATTTGTTTTCTAATATCCGGGTTGGATATATCTGCGGCTGATTTTATAGCGTCATCAATCATTACTAAATGAGAACGTTTAGAAGTAACAGAACCTTTAAGACCTGCAGCACAAAGTGTAAATTGTTCATCGCCAGTAGTATCGATACCTGCAAATTTATGATCAATAGACCAGTACTCATTACTGGTTACATTTTTCATTAAACGAACAGTTGGAAATACTTCTTGATATCTTTTGCTTTCAATAATACGTTTAATAGTTGCAGACTTAGAACGTGCAATATCCACCGTATACGATAGGTATAGGACCTGTAAGGGGCGTTTAGCTTGTGTATGGATACCAATAGCCCATGCAGTTAGAAGGCCCAGGATCGTACTCTTAGCTGAGTTATGGCTACAAATATAATCTTTTGTTAAAAAAGTATGACAAGCATCTTGTACTTCGATACAACGAACTGCTTCTTCAAAAGAAGGTCTGATATCAATAATACCTCTACAGGGAGAATACTTAAGACCTGGGCTATACCTTTGAGCTTTACGTGTTAAGAAAAAAGGTTTTATTGGTGCTTGTAATTTAATCCCTAATTTATAAGACGGTGTTGTAGTACGTTTTTTAGTCCCATCAGATAAGGTATATGTATTACATCGAGAACTGTTTCTAGTTGCAGTGCCTCCAAGGGATTGCACTAGTTCAATAACATCACTAACAAGTTGTTGCGATGTAGTACAAAAAGAAATTGAACCTGTTTTGGATACTGTTCCATCCGTGTCTAAAAGGCCTTGAAGTAAAGCTTCTCGATCTTCAATAGAAGAAAATAAGTAATCTTTAGGAATGAATTTAGAGTTAGAAATTTTTCCATATAAACCAAGTCCTTTAAGTTGTAGACGAAGAGGGTTTGCTATGCCACAAGCGAGCCTGCCTTTTATATGTGATATGTCATACCTATACTTGGAAACGTTCTTAAAAGAATAGTTCTCAGGTAATACCTGAGCGCAACGTTCAATTATTTCTGAATCAGCACTGGTGATATCTAAGTTATTACTACTTAAACAACCGTCTCCAATAAGGACGCCAAGTAAATACGGATCAATCGCAAGTGATCTTTTAGGATACTGTACGGGTTCTGTTATAGGAATAAAATATCTTGCATATCCCCTAGTATCTAACCAAGGTTTTTCTTCTGCGGTACAAGTTTCTGTTACACGTTGAACTGGGGAATTGCAACGGCCATTGCCTTTCATACCAATGGTTTTTTGTGTACGTATTTCATTAAGTGTCATCGTTCTCCACTCGCCTTTAGCGTCCGTACCAGTGCGTTGCACTTTCCAAAGATGTTGATCATCACAACGTACAGAAGATCCATCTGTACAAACAACTTCCCAAGTTACAGATTTTTCGTAATCAGAAATATTAATAACTTCTGTAGGTGTTCCTTCTTCTGAAAAAACTATATCGCCAAGGTTTAAATCACCTATAAGCACCCATCCCTTAGGAGTTGCTACAGGCATTGAAACAGCTAACGGACCTCTGGGTGCAAGTAAATCAATATTGGGACCAGCAATTTTTAGGAGGCAATCACTATCTTGTTGGGTAATAAAATGTCGGTGCCATTCTTTATGATGTTCTGCAGGTGCTTTGTCAGCTACGTACTCACAGAAGAATGCAAAATCGTCTCTTGCCTTTTCCAGGATTTCTACATTCCGTGGCACACGAATTAATTGTTTACGCGCTGCGGCTTTTGCATTACGTCTGTAAGCAAGATGTGTATAACTAGGCAAAGTGAAACTCAGTCAAGTACTGAGTCTATCTTATTTTTATTGTTTATTGGTACGTTTTTTATCTTGGTATTTACGCGCTTTATCTAAAGCGGCTTTACGTTTTTCTTTGTCGTTCATTTCAGTACCATCTTCCTTCTTGGCATCTTTCTTTTTTAAATACTCAAGAAATTGAGGTGGCATTTTACCTTTTGTCATGTATCACTTACCGCTTGTTATCCGATCTTGTAGTAGTTTACGCAAATCAACATCTCCTCTGTTAGACCTACCTGGACCAAACGCAATACCAGAACCAGGAGTAGGTATATTACCTGCTGGGGCTCCTCTTTGCGCTTGCATACGTTCAACCATAGCTTGTTCTTCAGGCCCTTGTTGATTGGAACGAGCGCTTTCTCTACGCATTTGCATTCCTTCGTTAGTCATCTGACGTTGGCGTGGGTCTGCCATATTGCCGTTAGTTTGGGCACCCATTTGATATTACTTTAATTATTTAAAAGTAGTCTAACAGAATTATTCTTCTAGTTGCATCCTGGCCCAGACACTCATCGTTGCTTCTTCCAGGGGGATTTCGATTGGATCGTCTTTGAATATAAACATTAATTCACGTATCGCTCTATCAGCACCAGCCATTAATAAACCTTTACGATCCTTGACACTAGCAAACTTTTCAACAACATCAATATGACCACGTATTTCTTTTTGCATGGAAGCAACACGAGCAACACCTGCATCGCGTTTAACAGCACCGTTTTCTACATCTTCACGAAGCTTACGTACATCTTCTTGCATCTCATCGATTTCAAACAAAAGTTTCTTTCGATGATCAGGTTTCTTATAGTTATCTTTAAGCCAGAGTTCACATGCAGTTATGCTTCCTTTGTAATTAAGGAATCGTGCATATAAATAAATTTCTATTACGGAGTAAGTTTCTGCAGCAAAACTACAGAATGATTCTTGGGTTGAAGCATCTAAATTGTCAACCCAAAAATCAAATACTTCAATATCGATAAGCTCGTTGGGCCTGACCGTAGTCTCTGGCTTCGTCTTTGTCTTTAAATTGCTGAGACTGCTCAGCGGAAGTACGTTGTTCGGTTGCGCCTTTACCAATGGTTTCTCGTTCTTGACCACCTGCTTCCTCCATTTTTTTCTTGGAAAATTCATAAGCAACGCCAGCAGCTTGGCGATACTTATCTACATCAAAAGGATCATCTTCAGCAGTGTACTTTTTGTCGGCCCAAGATTTTTTATACGTTGCTTTGTCTGCCTCTGCAAGACTAGAATCCTCATTAATCTCTTTTATTTTAGCGTTGTAATCAAACGGGTTATCAACAGCCATGGTT